GGCTGCCCGCCGACCACGTGACCGGCACGAACGCCTCGTCCGGCGAATCGACGTAGGCGACGAACTGCTCAGCCAAGGGGGTGAGGTCGGTCACCTCGTCCACGTGCAGGTCGCCCGTGACACGGATGGTCTTCCCCAGGGACACCGACGCAACGCCAGCCTCCCCGAGGGTGCCAGCCCTACCGATCGTGACAGTTGACACGCTCCTCCTACCTCACTGCCCGGTTGTGCCGGCGCGTCGATTCAGCCACCACGCGGCCATCCATTTGCACAACCACCGGCCGCCGATCCAGCATCGCTCCGAGCTCGCGCAAGTCGTCAGGGTGCATCCGCTGCTGTTGTCCAACTGTGGGGATGGTGCGACTGCGGTTGCCGCCATTGGGGATGACCTGCTCGCCGCCCCGAAGGTTGATGAGTTCGGGGCCATCCTCGCCGACGACAGCCCACCCTGGGGCCGCATGGTTGGTGCCGTTTTTGTACCAGTTGTTGCGCTGGTGGAACGCCCAAGCCGCCGACGGGGTGCCGTAGCGCTGGGCGATGTATTGCAGGCCGGCCGCAATTTGTGCCGTCGGGTCGGACGTCTTCGTGGCACCCACACTCGACCAGGTCGAATTGAGGAATTGGAAGAGCCCGAATGCCGTGCTGGTCGGATTCTGCGCGGCAGGATTCCAACCAGATTCCTTGCCGACGATCCAGTCCAGCGCCGCCCATTCCGCACCTGTCCAGCCCCTTTGTGCGGCCATCTGCTGCGCGGTGGCCTTGATACCGGACGCCGCCGCGCCGCCGCCGGACACGCTGCCGATAATGCTGCCGAAGAAATCCTGCACCTTCCCGACAAGCGCCTCGGGCACCTTGGCGAGAGCCGCTTTGGCGACGTCACCCCACGGCGACGGAATGCCTGGCATCTGCGAGAGTAGATCCTCGACGAAGGCGCCGATCCCGAAATCAATCGGTCCCGTCGTCCCGCCGCCACGACCGCCCAGGAATTGCACGTGCCACGGCTCGCCCGCGACCGTCAAGCCGAGACCGAACCGCGCGAGCAGGGCCTTCGCGGCGCTATCCTCACCGGGTCGGGGCGAGAGGTCCATCGCGATGGCCGGGACCATGTGCGGACCCAAGCCCTTGCGCGGATCGGCGGCGAGATTCCCGCCCGTCAGATAGTTCCGGTAGAGCGCCCACTGCTGCTCGTAGGTCCGCGCGCCGCCGGCGCCGGTCATCGACCAGCGCTTGCCCGTGGCCGCCGCCCATGCCTGGATAGCGGCCAGGGCGGACGGGTCGTAGCCCGCCAGGCCCTGCGTCGCGTTCGCGACGATGCCGCCGCTCGCATAGCCGGGCAGCATGGTCTGCCACGGATGCAGACCCGCCCCACGGCTGCGCCGCATCGTGTCGACCATGCGCGGACCGCCATGGGCGGCAACATCCTCCTGCGACCACACGACCTCGCCCGCGTGGACGATGCCGGCAGGCTTGTACTTGCCGCCCGCCCCCGTGTACCCGCCCGCGGCGAATCCGGGAATCGTCGGCAGCTTCCAACCGATGCCGAGCGTCCCCAGGAATCCATTGATGCCAGACACGAAATTGCCGTTGATCCACGTAACCGCATCCCGGATCGGCGCGAGGATGAAATCCTTGACGCCAGAGAACGCGGACCCGATCGCCTCGGCCGCCGACACGAAGAAGGCGGGAAGGTCGTTCACAAACCAGTTGGCGACATCCTGCCCGGTCTGCTTCACCCAGTTCAGGGCGCCGTCGACAATCCGACGGAAATCCTCGCTCGTGTTGTAGGCGACGATGAACCCCGCCACCAGGGCAGCGATCGCCAGCACCACGATGCCGATCGGGTTCGCGGCCAGCGTCAGGTTCAGGATGCCCTGCACCACGTTCCACGCGGTCACCAGGCCGATGACGGTGCCGATGATCGCAGCCAGCGGCGTGAGGACGTCGCTGTTCTCCTGCACCCAGTCGATGACCTGCAGCAGGCCCTCGCCGAGCTGCACCAGCACCGGCAGCAGCTGCTCGCCGACCTGCTCCTGCACGTCGCCGAACTCGGTGGTGAGCCGACGGAGGGCGCCCTCGGCGCTACCGGACTCGGACTCGGCGAACCCGCCCACCTGCGTCCGCAGACCGGCCACCACCTGGTCGAAGTTGCCCGCCACCGACTTCGCGTCGGTGAAGTCGATACCGACTGACTTCAGGGCCCGACCCTGCCCCAACATCGCCTTGCCGAGGTCCTCGGCTGCGCTGGGCAGGTCCTTGCCCGTCTTGACGGCGTAGTCGTCCAGCAGGGGCGTCAGATCTGCGATCTGCTGACCCGTCAGCCCGTACTGGGCCATGATCGCCTGCGACGAGGCCAGGTCGTCGGCGTCCGCACCCGTCTTGGCCTGGATCGCGCTGTTGAGCTCGCGGAGCGCGTCGATGCTCACGTCGGTGACCGACGGGAACCGGGCGTAGGCGTCCTCGAGCTGGCGTTGCGCCTGCTCGGCGCCCATGAACGCCTCGACGGATGCCTTGCCGAAGTCGACGATCGCCGACCCCGCCGACTTGAGCAGGTCCGCCGTCAGGACGCCGCCCGCGATCTCGCCCATGCGGGCGAGCCGGCCGCCGGTCCGCTCGGACTCGTCGCCCAGGTCCCGCAGGGTCTTGCCGGCGCTCTTGTCCTCGCCAACGAGGGTCAGCTTGATCGTCTTGTCGGCCACGATGCCCCCTCGTCAGTCTTTGGGCGCCAGCGCCGCCTGGATCCTCGTAGTGTAGAACACCCGCAACGCCGAGCCCTCCTCGGTGGGCACCAGCACGCGCGTCGGGGGCGTGGACAACAGGGCACCGATCCGCCGCGACAACCACGGCCATGGCCGGTCGAGGGTCGCCGGGTCGCCCAGGTCGACGCCGAACCGCTCGTGAAGGTCAGCCTCTAGGAGGTCCCAGTGCTCGTCGAGGCGGGCGAGGTCGACCCGCGCGAAGCCTTGCGCCGCGCCGCCCGGTTGAGCTGGGCGGGCGCCTTCGTAGGGTCCAGCAGCGACGCCTCCACCATCTCCCGCGTCATCCCCGGCATCGTCCACGCGACCATCGCACGACCCACCCGCGCGAACTCCTCCGCCGTCAGGTCGTCCAACATCGGCTCGTACAGGTCGCCGAGCAGGTCGGCCTCCGCCGAGTACTCGACGTCCGGATCGAGCCCGAGGCTGCGCATCGTGGCCCGCCAGTCCACGTCGGCATCGCCGCGCAGCGCCTGCACCACGATCGAGGTGTACTTCTGGACCCGCAACGCAACCCGGGCGTTCGGGGGCGGCACGTCATAGCCGCGCCCGAAGGGCACGTGCAGCGTGGCGCGCAACGTCTCGTCGATGCTCACAGTTCCTCCATGATGTCGTCGAGCACGCGCTGAATGTCGTCCAGCGCGGTCTCTGCATGCTTCTCAATGGCCTTATCGTAGGTGCCCGGCTCGACGAGCTGGTTCACCCACCCGGCCTTCCGTCCGGGCCGCGCGTACACCGGGTGCCGCAGTCGGCCCCGGTTGATCGCATTCAGGTCGGACGTCTTGCCAGTCCGTAGCCCCTTCAGGCCGGTCAACTTGATGGCCATCCGGGTCTGCGTCATCTGCAAGCCCGGCCGCGCCTGCCGGAGGGTGTCAGCCAGCCCGCCGCGCGAAGGCAGCCCATCCGGGCCATCCTTCGCCACAGCCTCAGCAAGGGGATTAGCAGCCTCCCGCATGCGCTTCCGCAGGCTGGCCTTCACCGACTTCTCGGCGCCCTTCAGACGGGCAGAGAACGCCTTGTAGTCGGCAACGTCGACGTCGAGGGCGCCCAACGGTCAGACCGCGATGTCGTAGGTGCGATTGACCAGCCACAGCGGCTTGGCGGCGACACCGTTCGCGTACGCCTTGAACGGCACGGTCAGGCTGATGACGCCCGGGGTGCCGCCGGCCTGCGGGAGGTTGCCGGTGATGCGGATGTCGGACAGCGCCACCTGGATCATCTCGTCGGCGTTGTCGTTCACGCCGATCTCGGCCAGCAGCGTCATGGGTGTGTCGGCGAGGAACGCGGCCACGAACGGACCGCCCGTCGTGAACTCCACCGTCATGCTCCCGGTGATCTCCGGGCGGCCCCTACGCGGCTTCGCCTTGAGGCCCTGCCCGCCGAAGAAGTAGGCGTCCGTCAGCGCGTTGTCGACCTCGAGGGAGAACGCGGTCACGTTCGCCACTGGCGTGGCCGCCGTCGCCTTCGCCATGTTCGTGGGGGGCACCAGGATGCCCGTGGACAGGCTGGCCTTCCCGAAGTGCATGACGTGGTTGTTGGCGCCGTATGCGGGCACCACGGCGGCCGTGTCGGTCTTCACGTCGCGGGCGTTCAGCGTCACACCGAGCGTGGCCACGCCAGCCTGCGGAACCTCCAGCTTCCACGAGGCGACCATGGCGCCCGAGAACGTGAACGCCGCGTCGGAGAACGAGCCGTCGGCGTTGATCGACGGGACGATCTTCTGCACCGTCAGCGACGGCAGGGTGTCCCCGATCGTATGCACCTGCTGGTAGATGGTCGTCGCGCCGTCCTTCGTGGACGTCACCGACCCCAAGCACGCCTCGAACCACTTGCCGAAGCCGACCGACCCCAGCTCGAACGAAATGTCACCGCCCGCGCTCTTGGTCATGAGCACGCGGCCGGACGACGACGCGACCCCCGAGCCGTAGCGGTAGGCGGGCGAATCGTTGACGTTCTTGACGAAGTTCAGCGACTCCGACAGGAACTCGTAGGACTTGTCCACCACAACAGGCGTGCCGTAGGTGGTCTCCTTCTTGATGGTGAGGGCGACGTCTTGGGCGTTGCTCATGTGGGTTGGCCTTTCAGATTCTGGCGGTAAAGGTGATACGGAACGTCAACAGCGCGACCGCG